CAACAACCAAGATTAATTAAAATTAAAGCAATGAAAAAGATAGAAGCAAGTATTTCTAAAACTAAATATCAAGCGGAAGATTTTTAATGCACCCTTATGCTGAAAGTAGAAAACGAGCTAGAAAAAGATGGAGACAAAGCCCCAAAGGAAAACTTTGGGATTATAATTATAACCAACGACCTTATGTTAAAGCTAAACGTAAAGAAAAATATATACAACAATTAATTAAAGAGGCTGCTAATGAAAACTTTACTGGCTAGTACAACCATAGTTGCTTTAAAAGATTTAGTTTCTGCTAGATTAAAAGATACTTATGTTGAACATCCAGAAGATAAAAAATATCAAGAAGTAGAAAAAGCTGTATTAAAAGAAGGATTATTAAATCCTATAAGAGTGAAAAAATCTGACATGACGATAATTACAGGAAATCAAAGATGTTGGTTTGCTAAGAAACACGGCTACACACATATATCTGTGGAGTATGTAGAATGAAAACAATTATATTGGGACCACCAGGGACAGGTAAAACTACAACTCTTTTAAATTTGGTTGATGAATTTATTAAAGATGGTGTAAGACCTAAACAAATTGGATACTTTTCTTTTACAAAGAAGGCAGCTAATGAAGCTGCAACTAGAGCTGCGGATAAATTTAATTTAGACAAAGAAACTGATTTAGAAAACTTTAGAACATTACACTCTTTTGCATTTCATAAACTAGGAATGGTTAAAGAAAAAATGATGCAACCGGAAGACTATCGAGAGTTTGGTGAAAAATGTGGAATCCCTATTAAGACAGCCAAATTTTCTACTGATGATGGAACCTTTAACTCCGATAATGAATACTTAACCATTATTAATACAGCGCGAGTAAAACGAAAAGATTTATTAGAGTATTATGATTCCAGACAAAACATCTTAGATATTGAAAGAAGTACTTTATATTTACTAGCAGAAGAATTAAAAAAATTTAAAAAAGAAAAAGGATTAAAAGATTTTACGGATCTCTTAGAAGATTTTATTGAAAAAGATATTCAACCTAAATTTGAAGTTTTATTCATTGATGAAGCACAAGACTTATCTAAAATTCAATGGGAAATGGTAAAAGTTTTATGGTCTAGCGCTAAAAAAACTTACATCGCCGGTGATGATGATCAAGCTATTTTTAAATGGGCGGGTGCAGATGTAGATCACTTCATCGCTTTAAAAGAAGAAGTGGATGATATTAAAACATTAGACCAATCTTATAGAATACCTGGAGGACCCATTCACGAACTATCACAAAAGATAATTAGAAAAGTACAAAACAGATTTGATAAAGAATATAAACCTAGAGGGGAACTAGGATTATTAAAAAGATACTCTGACATTACCCAGGTAGATATGTCTCAAGGGAATTGGTTAATTTTATCGACAGCCAATTATTTTTTAGATGATGCTAAAGATTTATGTGAGATACAAGGATGGTATTATCAATACCGAGGAATGAATTCAGTTCCTTTAAAATTATTGTTAGCTTTAAATAACTGGGAAGCGTGGCGTAAAGGTGCTCATTTAAATCATTTAGAAATAAGAAACATTTATGAATATTTAGGATCTAATGTATTACCTGGATTTAAAAAAGGTAAAACATTACAGTCTGAAGAAAAATATACATTAAAAGGATGTCAAGAAAAACACGGTTTAACAACAGAAAAAGTTTGGTATGAATCCTTTGAAGGATTAGATACCATTACAGAAAACTACATTCGTAATATGAGGGCGAATGGAGAAAAGATAAATAAAAATCCTCGAATTATTATGTCAACAATACACGGAGCGAAAGGAGGAGAAGCCGATAAAGTCTTGCTTATGCAGGATCTAACTAATGCAGCATTGGAAACGTTTAGTCACGACCCGGATGAACTACATCGATTATTTTATACCGGAGCGACGCGCGCGAAGCGTGAATTGCACGTATTAGATCCAAAAGATTTTGATCGAGCTTATATATTATGAACAAATTCAGACAAAGATTTAAAGTATGGTCCTTATATTATAGACAAGAAATTATTTGGTTTATTGTAGGATTTATATTAGGATCCATTATTCTATGAGTGTGTGGGATAAACAAATCGGTGGAAAACATTATCAGAAATTTTCCATTCAGCCAAGTAAATTTGTTGTAGAGAATAAGTTGCTTTTTCCGGAGGGGTGCGCTATAAAATATATATGTCGTCATCCCTTTAAAGGAAAAAAAGAAGATTTGCTTAAAGCAATTCATTTTATTGAGATGATGATTGAACGGGATTATCCTGGGCCCGCTAAAGAAGAAAAGATTAAAACTAACTACTGGGGAATATTGAGGAGAGACAAGTGAGAACGATTCAAACACCTTTATTTACTCCAGAAACTGAGTGGGTAATGCCAGAAGAATTAAAAAATCTAAAAGGCGCAAAAGAAATTGCTATTGACTTAGAAACTTATGACCCAGAATTAACGACATTAGGGTCAGGTAATGTCATCGGAAGAGGGCATATTGCTGGCGTTGCGGTGGCCGTAGAGGGCTGGTCAGGTTATTTCCCTATACAACACGAGTCGGGTGGGAATATGGATAAAACTTTAATTATGAAATGGTTAAAGGATATATTGAGTCAAAAAAATACTACCTTTATTTTTCATAATGCAATGTATGACGTCTGTTGGTTAAGGTCCTATGGCCTTGATATTAAAGGGAAAATTGCAGATACAATGATTGCAGCATCTCTAATAGATGAGAATAGATTATCATACAGATTAGATACTTTAGCTAAACATTATGTAGGTCTAGGTAAAGATGAAAAAATTTTACAAGAAGCGGCTAAAGATTATGGTGTTGATGCTAAGAAAGATTTATGGAGATTACCCGCGATGTATGTGGGTCAATATGCGGAGCGTGATGCGGAAGCTACACTTAAACTTTGGCAAAAATTACACACTGAATTACATAACCAAGAATTAATAGATATATTTAGATTAGAAACGAAATTATTTCCGTGTCTTATTGATATGAGATTTAAAGGAGTAAGAGTTGATTTAGAAAAAGCCAACAAAATTAAAAAAAATCTAATTCAAAGAGAGAATAAGATTTTAAAAAGAATGAAAGATCTTACGGGTATTCACATAGAAATTATGGCAGCCAGATCTATTGCCACAGCTTTTGATAAATTAAAATTACCTTATGATAGAACTGAAAAAACAGGAGCTCCTTCTTTTACTAAAAACTTTTTACAAAATCATCCACACGAATTAGGAAGAGCTATTGCAGAAGCAAGAGAATTAAATAAAGCTCATAGTACTTTTATAGATTCAATTACTAAACATTCACATAAAGGAAGAATACACGCAGACATAAATCAAATTAGATCGGATCAAGGGGGAACCGTGACAGGAAGATTTAGTATGAGTAATCCAAACTTACAACAAATTCCAGCGAGACATCCCGAACTGGGACCAATGATTAGATCTATCTTTATACCTGAAGAAAAATGTCAATGGGGGTCATTTGACTACTCCCAACAGGAACCCAGAATTTTAGTCCATTACGCAAAACTGCAGAATTTACCTGGAGTTCACGAAATTGCAGACGCATACAAGGCCGGAGACGCAGATTTCCACCAGGTCGTGGCCGATATGGCAGGCATAAATCGGAAGCAAGCCAAGACGATTAATTTAGGGCTTATGTATGGAATGGGTAAAAATAAATTGATGGCTGAACTAGGATTAATGAAAGAGTCAGCTGAGAAACTAATTAGACAATACCACGCAAGAGCACCTTTTGTAAAACAACTAATGGATAATGTATCTCGTAAAGCAAATGATAGAGGAAAAATTAGAACTCTTTTAGGAAGAGCGTGTCATTTTGATTTATGGCAACCAATGCAATTTGGTGTTTTTAAACCTTTACCTTTAGAAGCTGCAAGAAAAGAATATGATGAACCTTTAAAACGAGCTTTTACATACAAGGCATTAAATAAATTAATACAAGGATCGGCTGCAGATATGACAAAGAAAAGTATGGTAGCTTTGTATAAAAATGGTATAATACCACACATTCAGATTCACGACGAGGTAGATATTTCTGTAGAATCTGATAAAAAGGCAGAAGAAATAGTTGAAATAATGGAATCAGCAGTTGAACTGCAGGTCCCGAATAAAGTAGACTATGAAGCAGGTGCTAATTGGGGAGAGATAAAATAGGAGACTATAATGGAAAATGTTATAAACCAAGCCAAGCACATCTGGACCAACCATAAAAAAGTGATTATTGGTGCAGCAGTTATTATTTTAATTGCAAT